TGATGCAGTCATTTCAGCAGCTGGAAGCTCCGGCTCAGTCTGTTTCGGAAAAACTTCAAGATCAACTTGATGCTTACACTGCATTGGATGCAGGTGTTAAGACATACCTGCAAGGAATTATCGATCAGACAAAAGCCAGTGAGGATTTTGCGATTGAGCTTGAGCGTACAAACTCAATGATGGAACTGACGTTGCAATACGAGCAGGCCGCTGCAGCACAATCAAAAACAATTTCAGATGCTTATGATGCGATCCTTCAGGAAACTGAAGATATGAATATTGCGTTGATTAAGGACGATAAAGAGCGCGCTGAGGCGCAGCTGAAAGTCGAGCATGATCGTCGAGTGAGCCGAATCTCAATAATGGAAGGTGAGCAGGATGATATAGATTTGCTGCTACAGGCAGAAGAGGATCGATATTCAGCTGCGCAGAGATCGATTGCTGATAGCGCAAGTAGCTCTAAAGGTTTTATGAAAGACCTTGGCGCCACTTTCAGTAGCGCGTTTGAAGATGCGATCGCTGGTGGTGAGAATTTTTCAAGTGTATTGCAAGGTTTGGCTCAGGATATAGAGCGGATGCTCGCACGCAGGTTTATCACGGATCCGCTTATGAAAGGACTGGATAGCCTGGTCATTAACCCATTGTCTGATTGGCTGGGTGGCATGGTTGCCAATGCCGATGGCGGTGTTTATTCCGGCGCTGGCATTTCAGCCTATTCAGGCAGTATCGTAAGTAGTCCTACTATTTTCCCGTTTGCAAAAGGTACCGGTCTGATGGGTGAGGCAGGCCCGGAAGCCATTCTCCCATTGTCACGTGGCAGCGATGGCAAGCTTGGTGTTTCAGGCGGCGGCAATAATGTCACGGTCAATGTGTTTGAGGCCGCTGGTACTAAAGCCAGCGTGCAGCAGGAGCAAGGAGCGGATGGCAGCATGAATATTAAAGTCATCGTTGAGCAACTGTATGGCGTGATGAACCGTGATATTTCTCGTGGTACCGGCATTGCACCAACACTCGAACGTCGTTATGGCTTAAACCGTGTTTCTGGAGGTTTTTAATGTCGGCCTTTCCATCAACCCTGCCTAAGCCTCAAGCATCCAGTTATAGCGGCAGTCCTGCTCAGACCTTTGTACGGACTGAAATGGAGTCTGGTACACAGCGGCAGCGCTCAAGGTTTACTGCAGCGCCTCACCAGTTGAATATGAGCTGGGCATTAACGGCCGCAGAAATGACTATTTTTAAGTCTTTTTATAATGCAGATATTCATGGTGGTGCAGACTGGTTCACTATGGATGTGGATGTTGGCGACGGCATTGCTAACTATGAATGCAGGTTTATTTCGCCATACGAATATTCAAGGTTATCCGGGCCAAACTGGCAGGTAACAGCAAAGGTAGAGGTGCGCGGTGCCTGATCCTAGTTTATCTGCAGCAATAGCGGAAGCTTATGCAAGCGCTCCAGCTGGTGAAGTGGTCATTCATACACTTGAGTTCCGTCATCCATCATTTACAACACCATTGCGCGTGGTACGTGATAAGCAGGATATTACGGCAACACTGGAGGCTTCTGCTCCGCTTGATCCATCTACGGCAGTCACTTTCGTTGGCTTTGCTTTTGATCTTGAGTTGCCGGATGTAACTACTGGCCCTAGCCCAGAACTGCTTATCACGATTGATAACGTCAGCCGTGAGGTGCTGATGTACATGGACCAGGCTGCCAATTCATCCGATCTGATTGAAGTTACTTATCGTCCATACTTGGCAAGCGATTTATCCAGCCCGCAAATGGATCCTCCACTCACGATGGTTGTGCGTGATGTTGAGGCTGATATTTTCAGTATCACCGCGCGCTGCGGTTTTGGTGACTTTGCAAATAAACCTTTCCCGCGTGACGTTTACGATCTCACGCGTTTCCCTGGGCTGCTGACAATATGATGTGGATTCGTGAATATCTCGGTCATCCCTGGATACATGGCGAGCATGACTGCTGGGCGTTTTTTCGGCGTGTACAGCGTGAAAAGTTTCAGCGTGATGTTCCTGCTATTGATGTTGATAGTTTCAATACTATGGCCTGTGTGCGTGCTTTTACTGAGCATGATGAGCGTGATAACTGGATTGAAATACAGCTTCCGGCCGATGGTGATGCTGTGCTGATGTCACAATCAAGACAGCCTACACATGTCGGAGTCTGGGTTAATGATGGCGTTCTGCATTGTGTACGCGGTACCGGAGTTGTATTCAGCAGCCTGCGTGCTTTGAAGGGGTTCCCCTATAACGTGACCGGATATTATCGGGCGGTGAAATAATGCTGGCTACCGTTGTCTATGCGCATAATCCGTTCCGGCCTTCACGAAATCGAAAAGTGGTGCAGATTCGCCGCCGCCGCCGTATTGATAAGCTGGCACCTAAAACCGAGCAGCCCTTTATCTGCCTGTTAAATGGCGCGCCATTATTGCGTAAAAACAAAGGTTGGCATCGCTCGCTTAAAGATGGCGACACGCTGGCTTTCATCACGCTACCGCAAGGCGGTGGCGGTGGTTCAAATCCGCTGAAGATTATCCTGGCGATTGCAATTGCATACGTAGCGCCAGGGATTGGACAGGCGTTTGCTCAAGGACTTATGCAGGCAGGGGTTGGATTAGGCGCATTTGGCAGTACATTTGCAATGGGTGAGTTCATCGGCGCTGCTGTGGGCTTTGGCCTTAAGATGATGGTTAATGCGCTGATACCGGATCCAAGTCCGTCCGCATCACAGCGGTCGATGAAATCGCTGCAGGCGGCATCTCCTACCTACAATCTTGCAGGGCAGGGTAACCAGGCGCGTATCGGCCAGCCTATTCCGGTCATGTATGGTCGCAACATGATCTATCCTGATTTTGGCGCGCAGCCATACACCGAGTATGCCGGTAATGAGCAGTATTTGTACCAGCTTTTTGTAGTCGGGCAGGGCGAGTACGATATCGAGCAGATCAGGCTAGAAGATACGGTCATTGAGTCATCTGCTATCGAGGATGGTGGCATTTATGATGCAGCTGGTGCTTTTGAAGAGATTCAGTACCAGATCTGCTATAACCAGAGTGTTACGCTCTATCCCTCCAATGTCATCAACTCTGTCGAGGTGACTGGCCAAGAAGGTGGTTGTGTGTCTGGAACGTATTCACAGACCCTGACGGTGATAACTGTGACGCGCAATGACCATGGTTTTGTCGTTGGTCAGGTCAAGTACTTAAAATTTACCAGTGGCACTGCACCTGAAGGATTTTATACCATTGCATCTACTCCAACAGCAAATACTTTCACAGTGGCTGCTGCATCTGCGACAACATCAGGAAACGTAGCGATTGGCGATGTTATTGGCCCATTTGTTGCAAATACGGCTGGCACTTATGCCAATGCAATTGGATTTGATATTGTGCTGCCACGCGGCCTTTACTATGCAAATGATAATGGTGGGCTTGATGCGCGTACTATTGATTTTGTTGCGCAGGTACGGGAAGTAGATGATCTTGGTACTCCGGTCGGTAGCTGGACGACTGTAGTAGGCGACGCTATTTCAAAGGCCACTACGACACCGCAGAGGATTTCTTATAGGTCGTCTGTCGCCTCTGCTCGATATGAGGCGCGTTTTGCGCGCACCAGTGTAAAGGATACAGACACCCGTACCGGTAATGATATTGCCTGGGCTGGATTACGTTCTTACATGCCGGGTTCTCAAAATTATGGAAACATTACTGTCCTGGCATTGAAAATGCGGGCCTCTAACCAATTGAGCGCACAGTCCAGTCGACGTATCAATGTGGTTTCTACACGTAAACTACCAACATGGAATGGTACTACCTGGAGCAGTGCCGTTGCGACCAGAAACCCGGCGTGGGCAATCGCTGATATTTGCACGGCCAGCTATGGCATGCAGCTATCAAGCACCCGTATCGATCCAGATGGCCTGCTTTCATTGGCAACTACACTGGCAAGCCGCGGTGATAATTTTGATGCGATCTATGACGCTCAGCAACCATGCTGGGAATCTTTATCTCAAATTGCACGTTGCGGTAGGGCATTACCTTATATCCAGGGCGGTGCGGTCTATATTTCTCGCGATAGTGCGGAAGTGACGCCGGTTGCCATGTTCACCATGCGCAACATTGTCAAAAACACATTCAAGCTTTCGTATCTATTCCCGAATGAAGAGACGGCTGATGCTGTAGATATCGAGTATTGGGACAACGGTACGTTTCAGCCAAAGCAGGTACGTGCAGCGCTGCCTGGATCAACGGAATCTACTGTTGCAAAACGTCAGTTGTTTGGATGCTCTGACCGTAACCACGCCTGGCGTGAAGGTATGTATATGGCTGCCGCTAATCGCTACCGCCGTCGCATGCTGTCATTCCAGACTGAGATGGAGGGATTTATTCCTAGTGTCGGCGATCTGATTGCTGTGCAACATGATATGCCGCAATGGGGGGTGTCTGGCGAGCTTACTGCATGGGATTCTACCAACATGATTGCGACGCTATCTGAGCCAGTGACGTTCGGTGCGGGCATTCATTACATGGCAATGCGTAAGAGAGATGGTTCTGTGGACGGGCCAATTGCCGTGACTGCTGGCGTGGATGCCTATCACGTAGTTTTCACAGTGGCGCCAGGTATTACGCCTGATATTGGTTTAACCAGGGAACGCACGCACTTTGCATTTGGCGCAGCTGATGCCATGTATATCGAGGCGAAAGTGCTTGGCATAAAACCGCGTAGCCTGGAGCGTGTGGAGATTAGCGCTGTAGTGGAGTCAGATGCTGTGCATACGGCGGATACAGGTACTCCGCCAAGCGAGACTGCGTGGCAGCTTGAGACGCGCATCACGGTTCCTGAAATTGCAGGGTTGATGGCACGCTCTGACCCGAATGCGGCAGAAAAGATGTTTTTATCCTGGCAGCCTGCAGCGGGCGCAGATCACTATCTGATTGAAGTGTCTGATTCCGGCAATGGCTGGACGCGGGTAGGCGAGACCTCCGTTGCAAATTACACCACTGTTGCACCCTATGGCGCACGAACACAGGTGAGGGTGGCCGGTGTTGGTGCGGTGCGCGGCTCGTGGGTAGAGATTAATTACGGCAGTAATGCTGCTTATATGTACAGCGGTACCGATAGCAACCTGATGTGGGATGCAGTCGATACCACTTTAATGTGGAGATATTAAAATGCCAACACCATTACCAGCCGCCACAGACTTTACCGGTGCGGCCGTCACCGAAGGCGGGTTTAAGACGGCAATGACCAACCAGCGTGCATTTCTGGCTGGCTTATTAGGGACTACAGGCAGCGTGGATGCGGCACATGCTGCGCTTGGTACGCTTGGGGGGCAAGTAGTTACCAAGACATCTGCTTATGCAGTAGTCGCCGCAGATCGGGGCAAAATTATAGACTGCAGCGGGTCATTTACGCTGACGCTGACGGCAGCAGCTACGCTTGGTGCAGGTTTCAGCTTTATTGTAGTCAATACCGGAGCAGGCACCATTACCATTGATCCAAATGCATCGGAACTTATCAATGGTGCAGCTACGGAAACTGTTACTGCGGGTAATTGGGCAATTATTACCTGCAATGGAACCAGCTTCCGGAGTCTTGAATCTGTCGCTCCGACAGCAGCTACCCCGTCATATACCTTGCTTGGAACTCTTACGACTACCAGCGGAACAACGCAAACGTTATCTGGTTTAACACTTACAGATTACGTGTCGTTATATATTGTGATTAATGGAGTGTCATTTACAGCAGGTTCAATAACAATGACATTGGGAGGCGTGGCATTTTGTGTTGCCACTGGTCTTGCAGCGAATGCTATTGATGGATTTTCTACTCTGAATTTGACAAACGGAATTTTTAATACCACTTCTGCAGTAATTGGTGCATCCCCCAGCGTGACTGTTGGTGATACGTCATATTCTACATCAACAACATCTATCACATTCGCAGGCGGCACGTTCGATGCCGGTTCAATTAAAGTCTACGGAGTTAAATGATGACAACACAATACGTTCACGTAATTACTGATGCGCTAACAGGTGAAACAACTGAGGTTCCATTCACTCAGGAAGAGATCGATGCTGCGCAGCCTTCGCTTGATGTACTTAAATCTGAATGCATCGAAGCAATCAAGCTCAAGCGCGATAAGTTGACGCTATCAGGCGGCCATAAAATTGGCAATTACTGGTATCACTCCAATGAGATAAGCCTGATTCAGCAGCTTGCGTTAAATGGGATTGCTAATCAAATGAGCTTGGCTGGCTCAGCAGATGATGTAGCCATCATTGCCACGCCTTGGAAAACATTGAGCGGTGAATATGTAACCCTTACTGTTGGCATTGCAAAGCAGTTTGTGCAGTCGGCACTGACGCAGCAAGGGGCGCTATTTTCAGCAGCACAAAGCAAAATTGGCGAGGTTAACGGTCTGACTACGGTTGAACAGGTGCAGGCGTATGACGTTGATGCTGGATTTACTGCTGTTTATCAATGATGAAATTACTTTTCACCAGGCGTAGGCATATCGGCTCATGGTTTATTCGCTTTGTAACATGGAGCGAGTACAGCCATGTTGATATTGTGCTGCATGACCAATTCCTGATCGGCGCGATTGCTCCGGATGGCGTTGTGCTGCATAACATAGATGACCGCCTGGCAATGGCCTCTAAAGCATTGGTGATGGAGTTGCCGGTTAAATCATTTGATGATGCAAAGAACTTTGCACTATCTCAGGTTGGTAAGCGCTACGACTGGTGGGGGGTGATTGGAATTGGATTGAAACGGAACTGGCAAGATGATGATAAGTGGTCGTGTGCGGAATTGGCTGCTGCAGCAGCAAAGCATGCTGGGCAGAAGCCTTTTGATAGCAAGTTTTATCATCGAATCACGCCTCAGCATTTGCTTATGCTCAATTTTGAGAAGGTGAAAATTAAGTAATTATTAATGATTTAAGCGCCAGTCAATAGGCGTTAATTAACAAAAAAGAAAGGTACAAAAAATGCCAGATCCAGTTACACATGCAACAAGCCCTTGGTTGGTGGCTTTTCTGACTGCAATCACCAGTACGTTTTTCGACTTGCCGCTAGGTGTAATCATCACTGCATTTGGTGGTGCCTATTGGGCGGTGTACAGGAATAGCGCATTAAAGGTTAGCAAATCAATATGGTTAATTATTCTCTCGACGTTTATTGCATGTGTAATGGTTCATGGAATTGTTTGGATATTTCACTCATGGATGGATATCAGCAACATTCCTCAGCGCCCGGTGGCGTTTATTCTGGGATTTGCAGTCATTGATAAGCCGTTTAGGGATTGGTTAATCCAGCTGATTGCATCCAAATATAATTTACTAGAGGTGAAGAAATGACCTTTGAATTTTTCGCAACGATTTTAATAGGCATCTATATTGTTGTTGATGCTATTTACCTGGCATCAGAAACAGATGGTGAAACCAGATATTGCATGATTGCCAAATATGCCGGCGCTGCCATGAGTGGTGCTTTTCTGGTGCTTGAGTCTCATGATGGGTTGAGTCTTTTATTTGGAGGAACGCTCGCATTATTTATGTGGCCAGAAACGTATTTCAGGTTATTAAGCTATTTGCAGACAAACAACCCGAAAATTCACCGGTGGTTATTGTGTAGAGTCAAGAATACATCGCGCAGAAGGATTGATCATGAAGCCACTTAAATCCTGCAAGCTGCGAACAGCCGGATTAGCAAGCGTCAATAGTGCAAAATTTGGTATGGTGCGTAAAAATGCAGACGGTACTCCACGCGCACATCAAGGTATTGACCTGCAAGCTAACCGAGGCGATATGGTGCTTGCTGTAGGTGATGGCGTGATTGTTGGAGTAAATCTGGGTCTTGATGGGTACGGCTACACAATCACATTAAAACTTAACGATAGCGGCCTGTTTGCATTTTATGCGCATCTAAGTGAAATTTCAGTTAAAGCCGGTGATCCCGTGACTAAAAGCCAGTGGATTGCCAAAACAGGTAGTACGGGCAATGCTAAAGGCATGGACACAATCTCGCGTGGTGGACACCTGCACTTTGAAATGCGTATTAAGCAAAGCGTTGGGCTGGGCTTATTTGGCAGGATTGACCCGTTAAAATTTGTGGAGTTAGACGATGCCTAAGATATTATTAGAGGCAGGGCAGGCTGCCTTTTATTGCAATGGATGCAATCGCGTACATAGTATTAATTTAACAATTGAAGGCATGCCTAAATGGGGGTTTAACGGAAGTGAAATAGCACCAACCTTTACGCCATCTATTTTATGTAGATATAAGCACCCTAAAGGTTATACCAATGATAATCCAGCTCCGGCAGATTTTAATGGTGAGATTGTTACGGATATTTGTCATTCATTCGTAACCGATGGCCGCATTCAATACCTAAGCGACTGCACGCATGATCTTGCCGGACAAACAATAGGGCTACCTGAATTTAAATGGAGTGATGAAGATGAATCCAATTAATTTCATATCAGGGCTAAGTGCAAATATTAAGGCAGGGCTGATTGCCGTACTTGTGATAGGTGCGTTTATTGCCGGCTGGACTGTGCATGGCTGGAAAACTGATGCCGGTGTAACGCGTAGTGTTGGCCGTGACTTAAAAACCAGCCAGACGCTCGACGCGAAAGCCGAAAAAATCATTGAAACCAAACAAGCCAAAGAACAGGAGATTAAAATTGTATACCGAGATATTAAGCACGAAATACGTGAGCAGGCTGATGATCGTATTTGCTTCACTCATGATTCTTTGCAGTTGTGGAACGCCGCGATCACAGGTGCCGATAGTCATCGAGCCGAGCCTGCTGGAGAGGCCACAGAAAATGCAGCCGTTGTCGCCACAGTTGAAGAAGTCCTTACAAACGCCGCAGAAAACTTCGAGACCTGCAACAGCAACTCAGTGAAACATAATGCTTTGCTGGATAAGCTGCAGACGCTTAAGGGGAAGATGTGTGTTTGTAGCTAATGAATCTGGACAATTTAGATCCCTGCTAATAGTTGATATTGGCAGGGATCGTTTAGACTATTAATTCAATTGTTGCTTAATCCAATTTGTAATTTCAGTACTTAAATTACCCCATGCTGCATCTGGGGTAAGTTTCGAGACGAAGATAGAGTCATCATTGTCCATGTATTTTTGACAATAGTCTCTGATCGATTTTGCATCAGAGCTGGTTTGCACTATCCAGTTTGAATCCAGTACATGGCAGTATGTGGGATACTGTTTTTTAATTGCAGCGATTAATGATGCATAGTCTTTTGTTTTTTTTAAATCATAAGCTATCAAATAAGTAGCCATATAAATTCCTTTTCTAATATAAAACACGAAAAGGTTGCTTACAAAAGTAAATGGTTTTATGATTCACTAAGCAACGCATTCTAGTGTGTTGTTTGAACTAAATAATAAAGGTGTTGCGCTACCACGGCTTGTAAATAGACTAACTTTCCACGGACAGACTATTTGCAAGCCTTTCTTTTAGATCCAGGCAGGGTAGTTTCCTGCATCGCTACCAAGATCAATCTATCTTCTCACTTAAAAAAATCTCCTAAAACCACAATATATGGTGCTATTTATAATAATTTAGTCATTAAGTTGTGGTAGGTCAAGATATTTTTTATACGAAATATTTTAAATAATAGAAGTAAATAGCAATGTGTTTATAAAAATAAACATTAAATAAAACGCCATTTATGTTTGATTCCGTAATTAGGACGCTGGTTTGATTCCCTGGGGTTAAACATTATAAATGACAGCTTTTTGACAGTAATTTATTAAATGCTATGACTGGCGCTGGCTTCCGTAGGTTCGATTCCCGCCTGCTCCACCATTTTTAAAGTAGTAAAAAGTAATATAAATCAGCAAGTTATATGTTTTATGTCTAGGTAAGAGCTGTCATTTAAATGACAATATTTGGGGTGGATTAGGGCTGATTTTCCACTTTAATGACAGCTTTTTTGACAGCTTTTTCACTGAACATTTCAACGGCTTTATTGCCAGCTTCCGGAATAGAGTCGCTGATATATTTAGCGTAGACTTTCCGCAACATTCCCCAATCAGAGTGACCGATCTGCTGCGCTAACCAGGCGATAGATTCACCGGCTGTTAGCATCATGCTGGCATAGGTGTGTCGCGTTTGGTATGGTCGTCTATATCTAACTTTGGCAAGTTTCAATGCACTGACCCAGATGTTTTTTCTAATTGCTTGGTCGCCAGTCCAGCGCTCCGATGTACGTGGGTTTTGAAATATTTCTGCATTTTTAAGGTAGGTGTATTGCTTCTGATCTAACAATGCTTGCATAGCCGGGGCCAGTATTTTCACTTCACGATTGCCGGCATTTGTCTTTGGGATCTCGGCAATATTTTTTGATGCCTGAGTCATGGCCTTAGTGATAAATATACTGCCGCGCTGCCAGTCAATATCTGTCCAGTCTAGTGCTACCAGCTCACTGGTGCGAAGTCCTGTCCAGAAAAAGAATTGCATCATGTTTCTAGCTTGGCCATCAAGTACGCTTAATATGGCTGATTGCTCTTCCTGGCTAAATGGCTGTACATCACTTTCTTTTTTTGGAGCCTCTTTGTTTTCATAGCTCCAGCCATACAATGGATTTGTTTCAATAAGTTCATCCTCAACGGCATCCTGAAGCGCTTTTCTGAATACGCTAAGAATATTGGATATGCGCTTATTGCTGCATTTCATATCCTTTGCCCAGTTTTTTACATCTACACGCTTGATTTCTGAAAGCAGCTTGCTTTTAAATTGAGGAATGATCAGATGGTTGATCGTTTTTCTATAGTCGTTATAGGTTGATGACTTGAGTTGCTTCTCTTGCGCTTCCAGCCAGTCGTCAAGATAGCTTTCGATCGTGATTGCTTCGCCTGGTGTTTCAATAAATAAGAACCGGCGTTTTGATTGTGGGAATGTTACGCTATAGTTAAAGGTACCTTTTTCTATAGAATCAAGAATGGCGCCTAGGTGATTGGCTACGCGGCGATCATTAGCGGGGCTGGGCTTGAGCTTGATTCTTTCGCGGCACCTGACGCCTTGATAGGTAAAGGCGAGTTCGTAGCTCGTTTCTGACGCCTTACGGATACCGCTCCCATCTCTACCCATTCGTTAAACCCCTCAACGCTCATTAATATTCTATTATCTTGTGCTTTTACCCATACTTTATTTTCAAGCCAGACACCATCACGGATTTTAGTACGAACCGCATCCTCTGTGTAGCCAGTTTCATTGCAAAACTTAGCGATGGTCACATACTTGAACATTTATACAGTTGCTCCTGTATGGCTTAGTGCTGCTCGATATGAATTCAATGCCTGGCTGCGGTCGTAAATGCCGGATTCATGCTGCCTTAATGTGTGGTGATATCTCCTGCGCAGGTATGCGCCGGCTGATACGTGGTGCGGCCATGTCACATAGCCTAAAAACGGTATTCCTCTGATCGTGGGTGCCAGTCGTATTTTCTTTGGGTGAATGGTGATGCCTTCAGTGGCCAGTCGCTCAATGATGGTCTGGCAGACCTGCTGCAGGTACTCTTTGCTGTGACCAAGGATTGCCATGTCATCCACATAGCGCACGTAATGCTTCACTTGCAGCGTTTCTTTCAGCCAGTGGTCAAAGTCGTTCAGGTAGATGTTGGCAAATAGCTGGCTGCTCAGGTTGCCAATCGGCATGCCTTTGTTCGGGTTTGTGCGATACAGGCTATCGGCTGCAAACAGGTGATCATAATTTTCGCCGGTTCGATATGAGTCAATCAGGTCGATCAGCAGCTGGCGCACATCATGGTCATCAATATGGCGCAATGCACGTTCTTTAAGCTGTGCGTGCGGTACCGAGTAGAAATACTTGCTGATGTCCAGCTGCAGCACCCATGAGGTGTTTTCGCGCCTGGCGAATTGTGCAACGCGGTCTATGGCTGCATGACTACCGCGCTCTGGTAGATTGCCGAATGTGTCATGAATGAATCTGGGCTGCCAGATTGGTAGCATGTACTGGTACAGCATCCAATGAACAATGCGGTCTTTCATTGGTGCATCGACCACATCACGAAATTTCTTTTCACGAACGGTGAATGTTTTATATTCGCCAAAGGTGTAAGTGCGTGCGCGGAGGCGTTGCTGAATGGTTGTCAGGTAGCTGAGCGCGTCTGCTTCAAAGCGCTGCATGCGCAGGCTGCTGCCTTTGTTGCGTTTGGCTTTAAGCCAGCAGCCGTAAAGGTTTTGCATACTGGTTAAGTCGTGGAAGTCTGTCATACAAACATTCTTTGTTGTATTTCTTGCTCGGCTAACGCGTCTGCACAAGCCTTATTCATCCAAATAACTTCGATACGCTCTTTTGCTCCATCAGCAAACGCCTTGCGTTCAATTCGCGTCCACCCTTTGTACAAAATATCGTCATACAACTCACATGGGTATCCTGACAAAATAACCATGCCTTTAACTGATTGAAGATACTCAGCCAGCCGAGAGTGATCGTCATCTTTTAACTCATGCTTGTAGCAATGAGTTTTGTTATCCATGTACCTGGTGCTAAGCACATATGGGGGATCTACATACATGAGTGTTTCTTCGCTATCGTGGTGATTCATACAATCAATAGCATCGCGGTTTTCAATAACAACTCCCTGCAGTCTTTCAATAACAAACTTCAATCCATCTGGGTAATTAGCCCAATCATGAGCTGGCGTAGTACCTGATCTATTAGAATTAGCCCTAAATCCACTTTTTTGTTTTGAAACTGACGCGCTACCAAAGCCCATAAAAGATCGCACTAAAGTTCTTCGTGCTTGTTCTAATGGAATTCCACTTGATTGATAAGAAACATTAAATTCATCACGCGAAAACGGAGTTAACTCACATGCCCGGATCAGCGCCTCCCCATCCTCTCTGGCAACTCTGAATAGGTTTACAATTTCGCTATCAAGATCGTTATATATTTCTCCGTAGCTTCTATCTTTACGTAGCAACACAGATGCTCCACCGCCATAAGGCTCAACATAAATTCTATGTTTAGGAAAAAATGAAATTAACCAAGGAGCAAGCTTCCATTTACCTCCGTGGTATCTAACTAGAGGACGTTTTAATTTCCCGCTTTCCACAACAGCACCCGTAGGCGCTGCTGCGGTTTTCGGTTTGGCTTGTTGCCTTGCTTTTGCAGGTTTCTGCGGGATGCTCTCGACCAAGATTGATCCTTCCGTGGCGGCATGGCCAGCGTCTAGGTGTTGTAATGTTGGGTCAGCGGAAGCCGACGTTGTTGTTGTCGTTGTCGGGCCAGTCGTTGTTGAGATTGAACACGCCGGCATTGTCGTCCGAGTTCCAGTAGCCGCCCCGGATGAGCGCATTGCCAGACTTTCCAGAGCGCACCCTGTATCGATCATGATGTTGTCCTTTGTGCGCGTTGCAAGCCGCCCAGGATGCGACCAAGCTCGACCACTAAACCCACTCGATGATCGAATGCAATCTTGAATAGGTTTAGTGCTTGTGCCTGGCATATATAGTGGCGGATCATATCCACGTCAGCGGATAGCTGTTTCAGCAGCTGCGGTTTGTTATCTTCATTGCCGTACAGATAGGTGTTGCGCATGATGCGCTGCATGGTCTGGCGTACGTTTTCTCCCCATGTAACACGGATGTCACGCGGCAGTTTGATGATGTCCTGCAGCAGCATTGAATCCAGATCGCCGGCTTTGGTTTTAAAGATGAAATCCTGCGTGTTCGGATTGGCCAGTGCTTTTGCCGTGGTGGATGTTTTCAGCTGCTTGCTGGTGATCAGATCCGCAATCACCTGGTTCACGATGTCATCCGAGATTGCATCCAATGCGTAGCTTGGCGCTGACGCTTCGCATACATCGATGTCGGTTTGATTGACCACAACATAGGAAATATTGTGTTCATCCATGATTGGCCATAAGCGTTGCTTGTAATTGGCGACTGGAAAACCAACCAACAAGTGAGGCTTGTTAGCTGGGCCGGCAAGCCTGATTTTGTATTGCTTTAACGTGTGTAGTGCGTAGGCGGATTTGTTGAAAGCATGCAGCCAGGTTCCTGATTGCACCAATATCATGTGATGCGGGTATTGGGCTTGCAGTTTTTCGCTGATCTCAACGTGTGGATCAGTGGCGGTGAAGGTGACTTCGATGCCTGATATTTTTGGCATGTTAGGCTTTGTCATCTTCATTTACCAATCTTTCGCTCACTTGTTCTACTAGGTAGAATGTTGGCCTGTCGTACTTTTCAACCCATGCAGTAATGATGTTCTTTAATTCAGTCTTAGCTTCGTTAGATATGGCATTTAGAAAATCTTCCGCATATTCTCCACATTCATCGCATGCGCTGCACTGAATATCTTCTATTACTCTGTCAGCATCAATCCAGTTGATTACTTTTGGTGTAATGCTTACCCCCTCGTAAAGGGTGTCGCCAACTTCAAGTTGATCTATTACGGTACAAAAATCTTTGAAATAATTTTCACCATTTTCTGACCAGCAATCATATTCAACTGTATTTGAGTCGCACATATTCGTTCCTTTGGTTAAACCAGCCCGCCGTTGCACAGCGGACTGGATGAGTGACAAGTGACTAGAGACTCTTGGTGCAGCGGACGCCGACGTAGTAGAGGTCGTCGCCGGGCCAGCCGCGGCCGAGATCGAACACGCCGGCATAGCCGCCCGAGAGCCAGCAGCCGCCCCGGACGAGCGCATCGCCAGACCAATCACCGCCGCCGATGCTGGTATCACCTATGCCGTGTTCACGGCTTTCGTATGGCGCTGTGGTGACGGTAGGGGAGTCTTTGGCAAACTTATTGGCAATCACGCCATTTTCATCGCCTTGTACGTCATCAAATACCCAGCTATAAATATTGCCGCTGAAGTCATAAACACGCTCACCGTTTGCCAGCACATGCCAGCGGCGCTCTGTTGGCTCTTCGCTTTCATAATGGCCATCTTGCGGTTCTGATACGCTGCCTTTATGAATGCCGCGATAGACTTCGCCTTCACCAACATTGCCGCCCGTCCAGTTTTCATCCTGGTTAACGATCTGATATGCGATTGCCAGGTATTGCAATTCCGTAATCAGCGAGTAGCCGGCATCCTGGCATGCCTGTTTTGCTTTGTGGAAGGTGATGTAATTCCATGGCTTGCGATCTGCCGTGATGATGGCCGTGTCGATGTCTGACTTGCTGCAGGCGTACTTGCCAACATTAAATGCCGGTACCACTGTGCCGTTTGGCAATGTGGTTTTAGGCACTGTCACAAACTCATCCTTGCCTTGCAGTCCGTTACGGACAATGGTGCGCAGATCTGCCGCCAGTAGCGGATATTCGTTTTCGCATGATTTGGCATAGGCGCTGATCGCAGGAATGGCGTGTTTGTCCGTACTCAGGTTGAGCACAAAGTATTCATCGTGTTCGTGCTTTTCGCCCGGTGCGCTCTGTCCATCGGTACGAATAACATGGAATTTAGGGTATAGGCCAATATTGCTTTTGTCTATTTTAGTGTTGTCTGTAGCGGTGTTCATGGTTGCTCCTGTCCTTGGTTAAATGAATTAAGCTGCTAGTTTTCTTGCTTGAACATGCGCCTTGAACTTTTCTGCCCACTGAGCGCACAGTGCATTTACTGCGTTTTCATCAAGTGTTGCTACATCTACGGTATAGCTATCACCAGATGCTATCGCATCATCCAGATCGGATTTTTTAAGTCCTACCAGTTTTAACTGGTTTGGCATTTCTGGCAGTTGGATAGCAAACGTGATTGAGATCACTGGCTGTTGTGGTATTTGTTCCGGTACCGCATTTGTATTCATTTGTTTTTCTTTCTTTTCGGTTGGTGTTTTGGCTTTGTGATGCTGTTCCTGTGTTGGAATGTTGTTTGTCACGTGGCTCTGCGCATTTAATTTGCGCTTCAGAAAGGCTTCATCCGTGTAGTAGTGCTTTGATTTTTCCAGCGTACCAACTTTAAAGTCATCGCATTTTGTAAAACCGCCATACTTGAGCACGTAGGTGATCATGTTGGCCGCCTTTGTAGTTTCATCATAATCGGTCGAGTTGTTGGTGATTTTGGCTATTAGCTCTTTATGCTCAATGCCTGGGTGCTCAGTAATAATGTCGCGGATCTGTTTTGCTACATTGGTATGTGCTGGCATATCGGCCTCTGCTTTAATGGTTGGTTTTTCAAACGTGTTGAAAGCACGACCCTCTTTAAAAGTCATGGTGGTTGCTACTTTGTTGTTTTGTTTAATTACACTTTGTTTGATTGGCTTTAATTCCTCGGAGTTAGCTGGAGGTAGGTAGGCTGCTTTTTCAATATTTCGTCTTAATGGGCAAAAGCTACGGCCTAGCTCCGTAAGCTTGTAACCTGTTGCATCATTTTCTACATAACCAAGTTTTAATAGCCTTGATGCTCTGATGCCACTTGGAAATCTATCCAAAAGCTCCGTATGGCTTATTGTTCCGGCTCTAAGTGCCTGCATTACCCTGGCTTCACATGTGCTTATTTTTGCTGCTTTCATGCTGCTAACTCCTGGCCTCTTTCACTTTGTTCATAAAAGTCATCCACTACTTTTGAGCCGATAGCGTTGTACACTTTTGCATCGGCCATCAGGTATAGTTTGCGCTGCACGTCCAGTACTTTCTCAGCATCCAAGACAGTTTGCATGTCCATTGTCTGCCCGATGCGTAGCTTGGTGAGCAGCTTGCGCATAGGTTGGTCGTTGTAGTCTGGAAGGTAGTGCGTTGCCAGTTCTGCAAAGAAATTAACCCACTCTGTTGCTACTTTCAGCAGGTAGCAGATAGTGCCATCGGCTTTTTTGTAGACTAATACCCATTCGCCGCTTTTCAGGTCTTTGGCCTCAAGTGCCTCGCATGTTTTAAGCTGACGAAAAACGGCTTCAATCTCTTCAAAGTCTTCTTTCATTGCAATTAGGCGAATGTTGCGTGTGCTGCCGCATGGCTTTGGTTTGTATTTTTTGCGAGGTTTACGACTCATGCGCGGCCTTCTTTCTTAAGGTCAGCAACAACCTGAGCCATTGTTCTGGCTTGTGGTACCGGGTTGTATGAAAGGTCTGTGCTTAGTACGTCTTCAATTTCAGCATCTATTGATTTGTGCCTTATCAACTTTTTATGTGAATACATGCTGGCAGTGATTGCAAACGGGCCCGCAATTAAATAGGCGGCAATGTCCAGCGTGTCTGCCTGTGGTACGGTTTTGAATAGCACCAAGTTAGCCAAGCCAATAGCAAAGCTGGTAAAAAACGCAGCCTTGTAGTGTCCGTTATTCACGTTTAGGCTTTGAAAACCTAGTGCGAATACCAAGGTAAATGTGCTGGCAAAAATGAGTAGGGCGGTGATCATGCTGCAACCATTTCAGAACCGTCGTCTTCCGCATAATGTTTGGTTGCGTGCTCACCCATCATTTTTATGATTAAATTATGGCAAGCGCCTATGTTTTCAGTGGTTGGCGGCACCTTTCCCGTGTCTCGGTTACAGATAAGGTCTGCAAGTGCTGCTAGGTCGGAAAGCGAAACGGTAACATGTGTAGTCATGCTGCAGCCTTTGAATTAATGGCAATTAGTTCAAGTTCTGCTTGTTTAATGAATTCGATATGCTGGGTTAGTATATCGATCATCACCTGAGCATCTATTGCCGATAGGTACTCTTGAATTCTTGCTGAGCCGGTTTCAATGACGAAAACCGAATACACTTTATCCTCAACTCTTTTTGTTGTGTAATCTTTAATCCATACAGAAGTTCTCACTGTTGAATTCTTTAAGAGAATTTCTGATGTATTAAATTTTTCTGGATTAAAACTCATAGTGTCCACCCCGCTAAATCCCATGCTGTTTTTAAGTTGTAGCCACGATTTTTGTAATAATGGCGTGTTAATTTGATGCGTTTTAATAGTTTGATCATTTAAAATCTCCAATGCTCAGTGGGTCACATAGGGCATAGGTGATGCTTACAATGCAAAGCATTGCTACAGCGACACGCAGCGCGTCATAGATAAAGTCGTTTGTATGGATGCTCATGATTAAGCAGCCTCCGGACTTGTACACATCTGCATGCGGCGAATCTCAGCCGCTTCTTTGATGTTCACAACTTTGCGCGGCTTTGGATCAGGGTGATGCACCACGCGCAAACCAAGTGATTTGGCTTCATTAATAAGGGTTTGTACGGTGCGAATATCGGTGTTTTCTGCAATTTGAAGATTCATTTTTACTCTCCGGTTAAACCAGTCCGCGGTGACAAAAATCAGTCACATCGGACTGGATGGGTGACAAGTGACTAGAGACTCTTGGTGCAGCGGAAGCCAACGTAGTAGCCGTCGTTGCCGGGCCAGTCGTAGTCGAGATAGAACACGCCGGCATAGTCGCCCGAGCCCCAGTAGCCGCCCCGGAGGAGCGCATAGCCAGACCAATTACGACCGCTATCTGGTCGCCACCCCATGCCTTTTTCAAGGCTAGGGTAGGGTGCTGTTGAAATTGAAGGGTCTTTTGTGTCGAATGGCTTATTGATAACGCCTTTTTCATCACCATGGATATCGTCAAATACCCATGAAAAGACATTGCCATTCATATCGCAGATTTTTTCGCCATTGCTCAGGGTGAGCCAGCGGCGCTCTTTTTTGTCGGCAGGATCAAAGTCACCGGCTTGCGCTTCTGTTACGTTACCTTTACGGATGCCACGGAATAGCTTGCCTTCACCGACCTTGCCTTTAGTCCAGTTGGCGTCCACGTTCACCACGTTATGCGCGATGGCCAGCCATTGTGTTTCTGTGATCAGTGAGTAGCCGGCATCCAGGCATGCTTGTTTTGCGTTTTTGAAGTTTATGCTTGTCCAGGTCTTACCGTCAGCTGTAATAACCGCTTTTCCGTCACCTGACTTGCTGGCTGCGTACTGACCAACCTGGAATGATGGCACTAGGGTCCCGTTAGGTAGTTCTGTCTCCGGAACGGTGACAAATAGGTCTAGTAGTGCTGCTTTGTGTTCGGTTTGCATGTTCATAATGAACCTTTCATTAAACCAGCCCGCCGTTGCACATCGGACTGGATGGGTGACAAGTGACTAGAGACTCTTGGTGCAGCGGAAGCCGACGCTGTCGCTGCCGCGGCCGGGCCAGTCGCGGCCGAGACTGAACACGCCGGCAGAGTCGTCCGAGGTCCAGCAGCCGCCCCGGACGAGCGCACGGCCAGACCAATCACCGCCGCCGATGCTGGTATCGCCTATGCCGTGTTCACGGCTTTCGTATGGCGCTGTGGTGACAGTAGGGGAGTCTTTGGCAAACTTCTTGGCAATCACGCCATTTTTATCGCCTTGTACGTCATCAAACACCCAGCTGTAGATGTTGCCGCTAAAGTCGTACACACGTTCGCCATTGGATAGCACATGCCAGCGGCGTTCTGTTGGCTCTTCGCTTTCATAATGACCGTCTTGCGCTTCTGATACTTTCCATTTGTGAATACCGCGGTAGATTTCACCTTCGCCTACTTTATTGCCTGTCCAGTTTTCAGCCTGTTGGCTGATCTGGTAGGCAATAGCTAGGTATTGCAGCTCGGTAATGAGTGCATAGCCAGCCCCAGCGCATTCAGCGCGTGCGTCATGGTAGTTAATGTTGCGCCAAGGTTTGTTGGCCTGGTCAATAACAAGCGTACCGTCATTGTTTTTACTGCAATGGTATGCGCCTACCTGAAACGATGGCACTACGGTGCCATTGGGCAGTTCTGTCTCCGGAACGGTGACAAATAGGTCTAGTAGTGCTGCTTTGTGTTCTGTTTGCATGGCATCAACCTTAAATATTGTTGTACCAGTAGTTTTTTGCTACTGGGGCTGGTCTACGCTTTGCGTAGTTGTTTGCCAGCCGGTTTAAACAAATCGCAAGGCCTTTATTAGCCAATGCGCTTTCAAGCGTGTAACCAAAACTGGCTAGTTTTGCTCTGTTGAATGCTCGCTGCAGATCAGTTTGTGTGGCATTTTTCAAAACTCCCTAACTTGGTTTAGGTGGCGCTTTGAAATAGATTAGCGATTAGCTAATATTATGTCAATAGCTTATCGCTAATATTTTAATAAGTACCATATATGTTGTGAAAATTAGGCGTAAAAAAAACCGCCGAATGGCGGTTTAGGTGAGCAGTTAGTTTTAATTTCAGCTTGGCTGAGATGTTCCTGAATGATGGTGCCTGTATTTGTTCTTATAAAGAGCAGTTTCTGTAATCATCCAGTGCCCATTTTTTAAGTAACTTGGAGTGACCTTCTGGAGATCCGATTGAATAAAATGCAGTTACATTGGATTTGTTTTCACTGATTTCTTTAACATCGATTACCTGGTAATAATTAGTACCAAGACCACCGCGAAGAGATACTGCAATTGTCCCGATTTTTTTGTCTGGATCCACATTCCCCTCGGTAACCATTTGTGCGGTTACCATCCAGCCATCGCTACATTGTTTGGTTTGTTCAAATATTTTCTTGTACAAACTTAGATAATTTTCTGGAGCCTCAAAAGAGGCGGATTTTGATGGGCCTAAATCTCGCACGCCACCGATTGTATGTGGGGTGCATGCGGAAAAAGTGCTTAATATCAATATAAGTACAATGGTTTTAATGAATATCATCTTCTTTTTCGTCCTGAATAAATAACAACTCCACAAATTGTACTGCTGCCAGGAACTTTTATTATCCTATTCGGATAATCCGGATTTAGGGCTAATAAAAAGTTACCTTCAGGCGTGATTTGTAATCGTTTAAAAGTGGCATTACCTGTTTCATCGCGGACGATAACGTCATCATTATGTTGTGCCTGTACATCTGGATCTACAAATATATGCCATCCTTCCTGGTATTCTGGTGACATTGAATCGCCAACAACCCTCAGTGCGAAAGTTCTATTGCCATGCGGAGTGCCACAAATCAGCCATTCCTCTGCATCCTCAGTACTATAAACATGCCCCACGTCACATAACTCCCCAGCTCGTACCCACGATATTAAAGGACATCTTTTTATTGTTGCTTGAGTATCTATTACGTTGTAATCAATTAATGATTTAGGTTGGTGATCTGCGTCCATCCATCCTGCGGGTTTATTAAATGCTAATCTTAGTTTTTCAGCGACCTTATTGCCCATTTTCTTGGCAATTCCAGTTTTTGAGTCTGGTAGTTGATTTCTTATTTGACTTAAATAGGCGGATGATGTCCCTGCGATTTCCGCAACCTCTTCTAATGATTTAGTTTTTGTTTCATTAACTAAATCCTCAAGCCTGTTTCTACGAATTTCATCTATGTTTTTCATCATTTCTCCATTTAATAGCAATTCGCTAATAATGTTAATTAGCTAAAAGCTATTGACGTGTGATTAGCGATTAGCTAATATGAATCTATGGAACTTAAAAAATATCTTCTAAAGAAGCGTGGAAACACATCTTTATTGGCAAAATCAATTGGAGCGCATGCTCCAGATGTATGCCGGTGGGCTAAAGATAAAGCGGATAAAGATTTCAGGCCCGTACCAATTGAAAAGTGTTTTGCCATTGAGATGGCTACCAGTGGAGATGTTTCAAGAAAAGACCTTCGACCTGATGATTGGCAATTAATCTGGCCTGAGTTGTGTGAGGATAAAGCCGCATGAATATCGGTGCTATCTACAATTATTTTTCCGGTCATGGTGTTTATATCCCTCGCAAGCCTAAATCGTTGAGAAAACTTCATCAATTGCCGTGCGTGCGCATTTTTGAAATTCATCATCGAAATTTGCGGCGTCCATGTGCATGGTCAATGCATCGTAGGCCCCGGTCATTAATCTTTGTTTTGTCGATTGGTCGATCTGTATGAGCGGCAGCAATGATCTGCAGCTCATCATTAAGCCTTCGTGCCTGGCGGCTAAGGTTCTATGTGCATCTACTAGCTGCTCCAATCGTTCTTCTAATGCTGCTATGCGTTCGTCAGTGGCCATGGGGCTGCCTTTCTTGAGATTTCTTGGGGGTTTAAATGCGTAACCAATACTCAGTGTGTTGTGCCGTAAGCTTCTTTCACGGCAAGGTTGGCGAACTGTATTCTTGCCTGGGCGTCGATATTCAGGCCGCGAGACTTGCACCAATCGGGAAACGATTTGGGATCGATGATCACGCGCATCACGATATGGCCGTCTCTTCTCAGGCTCTTCTCTCCCTTCTCGGCTTTCATGAGCCATTCGTGGAATGTTCTGGGGAGCTTCGCGCTGTCGGTCATGATCCTGAGGATGGCGCTGTAATCTTCGAGACGGTACCAAGCCATTCCGGTGGCTCTGACTGTTATTTGGCCGGATGATTTTTCCATGGAGATTCCTTTCGTGATTAACACTAGATTTTTGTTTGAGAGCTTAGATTCTAGCATGCTTGGAATCTCCACCTTTTCCCGCCGCGCCGGTATGGTTGTATGCCGGATATGCCAGAGAACTGGATGCATGTCCTCCAACCTTAATACCAGTAGCCGGTCTCCGGTTGCGGGTATCTTTTTTTCCTGGTTGGTGCTGCGTTTGCATTTTTATCTCGCCATTTGTTGTGTTGATGGCTGAAGTATGTGGGGATTTAAAAAATAAAAACACGGCTTTTTTGCAGTGATTTAGCCGTTTTATTGTGGAGGTAATTATGGTAGCGAATACGAATGTTTTGGATGCAGCGTATCACACGGTGCATGATTTCCCTGGCGGTACTCATGCCATGGCACAGCGGCTTGGTGATGTGAGCCCAAATGTTTTAAACAAGCAGATTGATCCGAATGTGGATACACATGTGCTTGGGTTAAGCCGTAGTGTGAAAATACAGCGCATTGCCAAAGATCCTCGCATATTACATGCAATGGCATTTGAGTTGAATCATGTTGCTATTCCGCTTCCTGAAGTTCCTGAGTATGGCGATATGTCATTGCTGGATGGCTTCATGGATATTATCAATGAAATGGCTGATTTTACTCAGGCGTTTCAGCAAAGCTGGGCTGATGGAAAAATCACCAGCAAAGAATTTGAACGCATTAAAAGCGAGGCTGCTGATGTACAGGCTCGATTTGCGGCGATTGTTGCACGCATCGGCGATATGAAAGTTGATTAATCGTTATGGTTGATATTCACGATCAGTCAACATCTGAAATTAAGCCTCTATACAGCGAGGATGCTGAACAGAGTGTGCTGGGCGGTATTTTTATCGACAATACCGCGTATGACAGGATTGTCGGTGTTATCACTGAGTATGACTTTTATCCGCGTGAACACCGCATGATTTTCCGTGCAATCAGTCATCTGCTGGATGCTTCAAAGCCTGTGGATGTGGTGACGGTTGGTGAGTTCCTGGATAGTCACAAACTGCTGGAAGATGCGGGCGGCATTACCTACCTGGTTAACATCATTCAGAATACTCCAAGCGCTGCGAACATCATGCGTTATGCGGAGATTGTCCGCGACTATTCATTAATGCGCAAAATGAGCGCAATTTCCGCGGAAATTTCCGAAAAAATCAATAAACGCAATGGCATGTCAGCCAAGGATTTATTGGACTTTGCACAAAGCCGGTGGATGACGGTTGGTGAAACATTAAACCGATCTAACAACACCATGCAGCACATCAACCAGGTGATGTCGTCGGTGATCGATAAGATCGACGAAATGTACATGCGCGAAAGTAAGGATGACGTGACCGGCCTTCGTACTGGTCTGGATGATCTGGACACAAAAACCACAGGCATGCAGCCTGGTGAGTTAAATATTATTGCCGCGCGCCCAAGTATGGGTAAGACCTCTCTAGCATTAAACATCGTTGAAAATTGTGCGTTAAAGCAGGGCAAGAATGCTGCTGTATTCAGCCTTGAAATGATTAATAACCAGCTGGGTATGCGTTTGCTTTCCAGCGTGGCAAGGTTGCCAGCTCAGCGCGTGAGTATTGGTCGGGTGAATGATGATGAATGGTCTTTAATTACCAAGGCCGTGCATGACCTTAAAGATAAGGGCATTTATCTGGATGAAGAAAGCACGCTGAATGTGAACGATATACGAGCGCGTGCAAGGCGTTTGTATAGAGAGTTAAAGGGTGAGCTGCATCTGATTGTGATCGACTATGTGCAGCTGATTGCGCTATCCGGTAACGATACCAGGAGTAATGAGATTGGTGATATTTCGCGCGCATTGAAGCTGTTGGCCAAAGAACTGCATCTGCCGATTATTCTGCTATCTCAGTTGAATCGTGGGCTTGAGCAGCGACCGAATAAGCGTCCGGTAATGAGTGATCTGCGTGATAGCGGTGGGCTTGAACAGGATGCTGACAATATTTTCTTTATCTATCGTGATGAAGTTTATCACCCGGATACACCTGATAAGGGCACGGCTGAAATCATCGTTGCAAAGCAGCGTAATGGCCCCATTGGCTCTGTTCGTACAACGTTTGTGCCCCACCTGATGCGGTTTGAGAACTTTTACAGCAGCTAATTAGGTGAAAAAAACGGAAATTGCGCGGCGCATTTCCGCGAAAAAATTGAATATTTGATGTGGAAGGTTAGTAAAAATGTCGGTAAAAATGATGAGTTTGGTGTTTGAACGATTCCCTTATGGCGGGAATGAGCGCGTACTTGCTCTGGCAATTGCTGATCATGCCCATGATGACGGATCCAATATTTATCCTGGCAATGAACGCCTTGCACATAAGACCATGACCAGTGAACGCACGGTGATTAGACTGATGCAAAAGTTTGTAAAAATAGGCTGGCTGATCAAGGTTAAAAATGGCAATTCAGGTAGAGGTATTGCAAACGAGTACTGCATTAATCCTGATTGGATAAAGGGTGACAATTTGTCACCCTTTGTGAAAGAAGAAAAAAGGGTGACATCTGAAGCAGAAAGGGTGACAAATTTAACAGAAAGGGTGACACCGGAGGTAATAAAGGGTGACACAGCTATGTCACACCAACCATCATTAACCAAATACAACCATCAAGAAACATCACCGCATGCGCGAGAAGCATCACCTGAAAATCAAGCACCGAGGCCTGAAGGATTGCTTGCGTGTCGTTTGATTAAACTAAACGTGGCTGTTACCAGCATCAACCCAATACTGTGTAGGTGGGTTTCTGAAAACATCCCATTTGATTTCATTGAGCAATGCGTACAGCTTGCAAGGCAAAACAAGCCGTGGCCTGAGAAGATAGCAGCTGGTTACCTGGATGCAATCATTCGCAATGAATTGAAACCAAAGACAGACAACAGCTGGCTGATGACCGATGAAGGAACGATTGCTAAAGGCCGTGAGGTTGGTATTGAAGCCCGCGCTGGGGAAAGCATGAATGACTACCGGCAGCGCTTAAAAAATCAATTGTCCATGAATAACCAGAAGGCAGCCTAATCATGCAGATCAGTTTTAAATCAGACATCAATCAGACAATTGGATTTGTTGACAGGTTTTCTAAACAGGTGCCGTTTGCAGCTGCTGTTGCTTTGACCAAAACAGCAAAGCAAGGCGCTGATGATATGCGTGCAAAGTTTCTAAGCGTATTTGACCAGCCAACACGCTACACCATGAATTCTGTCTTTAATTCAAGCGCCAACAAGCGTGACCTGATAGCAGCATTCGGTGTTAAAGACCAGGGCATGCTTTCAAAGTCTGGTGGCAATAGTCCTGCCGATATTCTTGGCCATCACTTCAGCGGCGGTCAATCAAGACTGGCGCGCTATGAGTTGGCGTTCCGCAAGCTTGGCATGCTTGGTTTCAATGAAGATATCGTACCAGCGTCAGAACTCAATGAGTTGAATCAGTACGGCAACGTACCAGCATCGTTGATTATTAAATTAATCTCATACTTCGGTGGCTTTGGTGAGCAGGGTTACAAGGCCAACAGCACAGCTGAGACAAGAGCAAAGCTTGCCAAACGTACCGATAACAACTCCAAAGGCAAACGCCAAAGCAAGTACGTCAAGATCAATGGTGTTGTTTACTTCTATGCCAATGGTGCAGATCATTTACATCGTGGTATCTGGGCTAAGACCGGCACGCATGGTTCAGACATACGACCCATTCTGATGTTTGTTAAACGCGCCAACTACAGTAAGCACTTCGACATCGATAAATTTGCAAGCAAAGCACGATCAGACTTTGCCGTTAACTTTAAAGAGTCATGGGTCTACGCCGTGCGGACTGCACGATGAACAAGATGATTAAATCGTTTATCTCAACACCGTTCCTTGCTGCAGGATTTCTTGTTGTTGTGGTTGGTTATGGATTGATACGCTTTGCTATGTGGGTTGAAAAGTGAAGGTACTCCCAGAAGTAAGCTGTAAGGGTAATGAGAGGCTCATGTTTTCTCTAGTCACAAAGATTTTATAAAGGGGTTATATCATACAAAACAGTAACTTAGACATGTTAAGCAGTTTGCAAATCGCCGTAACTCAAAATGTTTTCGGCGAGATTGTTGGCATTTCTCAGCCTGCTGTTAGTGACCTGATCAAGCGTGGCATTTTAACTGATGGAGATATTGCAAGTAATTGGCTGATTGCATATTGCTCGCATCTTAGAGAGCAGGCTGCCGGTCGTGCTGGATCTGATGGAAGTCTTGACCTGGTAAGTGAACGCGCTCGATTGGCCAAAGAGCAGGCTGATAAAGTTGCGTTTCAAAATGCGATAACCCGCAATCAGCTTGCACCAGTTGACTTGCTGGAAGAAGTTTTAGCGAAAGCAGCTGCACGTATCAACGGTAAGTTTGATTCTATACCTGGAAGAGTTAAACGTCGTTTCCCATCTTTACCTTCAGAGGCTATTGATTTAATTGACAGTGAAATTTCTATTGTAAGAAATGAAGTTGCATCGATGTCTCTAAATGACATCAACGACAATGTAACTATTGCTGATGAAGACATTGTTTCAGGTGATTTTGAGTAATGTGGGAGCAGTGGGGCGCTTATGCGGTGCGTAAAGGTAATTATTCAATCAGTAAAGCAATGATTAATGGTAAGTGGATTTTTCAGTTATGGCAGTTATCACCTGAGAATAGTCTAGGTAAGTTTGCCAGGTATAAATAAGCGCAAGCGGCACATGAAAAAATATTGAGCAAAGAGAAATAACAAATGGGCGCAATAGACAGTAATGTTTTTGATATAGGCAATATTGAGCGAAGCCTGATGCTTGGCATGCAGGCCTTTGGTGTGCCTGAACCACTTACTTTGGATCAGTGGGCTGAAAAGCATTTCTATCTATCAAAAGAGTCCAGCTATGTTGAACAGAAATGGAAGGCTTGGCCGTTTCAGCGTGCGATTTTATCCTGGATGTCTAATGATGATATTGAAGAGATCAACTGGCGAAAATCTGCACGTGTAGGATATACAAAGTGCATCCTGGCGTGTATTGGATATACCGCGCATCATAAACGCCGCAACCAGGCATTATGGCAACCGACAGATGATGACCGGGATGAGTTTGTAAAGACAGAACTTGACCCGATGCTGCGTGACGTTGAAGTTATGTCTCAGGTGATATCAACCACTAATTCCCGTGACAAAGACAATACGCTGCAGCAGAAAAAATTCAAAGGCAGCATGTGCCATTTGCGCGGTGGCAAGGCCGCTAAAAACTATCGCAGGATCTCGGTTGATACCGGTTACCTGGATGAATACGATGCTTTCGACAATAATATCGAAAAGGAAGGTGATGCCGGCGATCTGGCAGGTAAGCGTGTTGAAGGTGCGACTTTCCCCAAAATGATATTTGGCACCACGCCAAAACTGGACGGATTCAGCAATATCCAGAAACGTGAACGAAATGCCGATGTATTCATGACTTATCGCGTGCCTTGTCCACATTGCGGCGATTACCATGCAATCAGTTGGGGCGGTAAAGATGAGCCGCATGGCTTCAAGTGGAATGAAGGTGATCATGAAAGCGTCCGTCATTTGTGCCCACATTGCGGGGCATTAATCACTCAGGCCGAATACCTATCGATTGCTGATCAGGGGCGTTACGAATCTGAATTAGGCATCACTTCTGATTTCAATGGTGTGTTTCGTGACATCGAAGGCAATATTATCCGCCCGCCACGCCATGTCGCCGTGCATGTCTGGTCTGCCTATAGTCCTAATGTTTCATGGGTTGGGATCGTACGCGAGTTTCTTGAAGCGCATCAGGAGATGATGGAGGGTAAGTCTGAAAAGATGCAGACTTTCACCAATACCACGCGCGGTGATTATTGGGCTCAGGATGTAGATAAAACAGACTCAGATGAAATTAAATCCAGGGCTGAGCCATACCCACTTGAACGACTGCCTATGGGGTGCCTGTTGTTGCTTGCTGGTGTTGATACGCAGGATAACCGGCTTGAGTGTGTAGTTTGGGGTTATGGCCGAGGTGGCCAGATGTGGACTATTGCGCACCGTATATTCTTTGGTAATCCATCCCAGGATGAAGTCTGGGATGATCTTGAAGAATTCCTGTTTGAAACTCAATTCCAGCATGCCAGCGGTAATCAGGTAAAAATATATGCGACAGCAGTCGATTCACGCGGCCATAACACACATGCGGTGTATAACTTCTGCAGCAAGCATCAGCGTCGCCGTGTTCACTCTATTGCAGGTAGAAACGGGCGTGAAAAACACATCAAGGATGGTGCTTCAAAAGTAGATATTGACTGGCGCGGCAAGGTATCGAAACAAGGCGGCATTCTATGGTGGGTAGGTACAAACCATGCAAAGGATATGTTTTATAACCGCTTACAGATAACTAAGCCTGGTCCCGGCTATGTTCATTTCTCACATGAGTTATCAGATGAATTCTTTAAACAGATCACCGGTGAAAAAAGAACCACACGCCGCAATGCGCGCGGAGCTGAGGAATCAGCATGGGTAGCTACACGTAAACGGGTGGAGGCACTTGATTGTACCGTCTATGCAATATGGCTTGAAATTCATTTTGACCTGCACAAAAAGACAGAGCGATTCTGGGCTGATCTTGAAGCCAAAGTGCAGCCAGTAGTAAATGATATGTTTGATATAGAAGTGGCGCCAACCATAGTTGAAGCTAAACCTAAAAAAGCGATAAAACAGCCGGCAGCAGCTCCTGTTGCAGCAGTAAAACAACCGAATAAATTTGCTAGCGATGATTGGATGAATAGAAGATGACCATCAAAATAAACAATGATGATGATGCGGTAAGCCTGCGTTTTGAAATTACGGCCATCTTGCGTGAGGAGATTGGATTCCATGAACAGTATGCAGCCACCTTGGCAGAGCCAATAGTGAATGGTTTAAAGAAAAGGTTTAGTGGCCAAGAGATCTACATTGCTAAAAATCCACGTCCAGATGTCGCGCAGCGCAATGAAGCAATTCGTCGTGAATTCAATGGCCGAAACCTGGAGGATATGATGAGCAAGTATGGCCTTGGTAAAACGTCTATTTACAAGATAGTCGGTAAAAAATAACAGTAATGAAATTTAGTCCACTTTTCCCCTAAAAAGTGGACTAGCAATTGTTTAGTCTGGGCAGCATGACAACTGCTACAGACATGCTCGCTAAATACTTGGCTGCAGAGCAAGCCATTCTTGAAGGTAAAAGCGTCGAATTCAAAGGGCGAAAACTTAGCTATGAAGACCTGGCTGACGTTCGAGCCGGGCGCATGGAGTGGGAATCTCGTGTTAAATCAGAGCAGACCCCAGCCTCAGTAAAGTCGAAACAAATAGGTGGTTTAAATGTCGCGCAGGCGAGGTTTGACCAATGAGAAACCCTATCGATGCTTTAGTAGAGTTTTTTTCGCCTATTTCTGCTGTTAAACGCACGAGTGCCCGTCATGTATTAGCCCACTATGAGGCCGCAAAACCAAGCCGGGCCCGCAAGTTTAATCGAGATCAATCATCCCCTAATCAATTGGTAAGCCAGGGTGCTGTGGCTTTGCGTACGCAGGCGCGTCATCTTGAGCGTAATCATGACATCGCTAAAGGCATCATCCGGGCATTCGTCAATAACGTAGTAGGTGCAAGCGGTATTGGTATTGAGCCGCAGCCAAGAAATGCCGATGGCACTATTAATACCGTTTATGCAGACGCGCTGCGCGAAGCATATAAGAACTGGAGTAAAACGCCGGAGGTAACCCACACCTACACGTTCAGCCAGGCTCAGCGTGTGATGTGCCGTACATGGATGCGTGATGGTGAAGGCTTCGCGCAATTGCTTACAGGATTTATTCCAACGCTTGATCATGGCACAAAAGTGCCATTCAGCATTGAAATGTTTGAAGCCGATCTGGTGCCAATGGATTACGACGATGGCGACAAAATACGCCAGGGTATCGAACGTAATGCATGGGGTCGCAGAGTTGCCTATCACATTTATAAAAAACACCCCGGTGAACCAGACGGCTACACCTTAAAAACGTCAACCAAGCGCGTGCCGGCTAGCAGCATATTGCAGGTTGCATCGCTTGAACGCATGGGGCAGCTGCGCGGTGTATCAGAATTTGCAAGCGTCATTACTCGACTTGAAGATGTCAAGGATTACGAAGAGAGCGAGCGTATCGCCGCCAAAGTTGCAGCCTCACTCACAGCATACGTTAAACGCGGATCGCCTGATTTATATGCTGGTCCAGAAACAGATCCCGAAGGTAATCAGGTTGCGCGCGATATTTCATTAAACCCCGGCACCATTATTGACAGCCTTGCAGTCGGTGAAGAAATCGGCCTGATTGATAGCAAGCGCCCAAATCCCAATGCACTTACCTGGCGACAAGGCCAGCTGCGTGCAGTTGCCTCTGGCGTAGGTGCAAGTTACAGCACCATTGCCCGCGCTTATGACGGTACCTACTCAAGCCAGCGTCAAGAACTTGTCGAGCAGTGGATCAACTACGCGATTCTTACTGATGAATTTGTCGGCATGTTTGTGCAGCCGGTCTGGGATCAGTTTGTATTGGCCGCGCATTTATCAGGTGTTGTGCCTATGCCCAAAGGGATGACGATTGACCAGGCGAATGATTGTCTGTTTGTTGGCCAAAACATGCCGTGGATTGATCCGTTGAAAGAGGCTGCTGCATGGAATAGTTTAGTGCGCGATGGCTTTGCAAGTGAAGTTGAAGTGATTCGCAAGCGCGGCCAAAACCCGCGCGATGTGATTGAACAAATCGCTAAGTTCAGAGAGCAGGCTGCTGAAAAAAATCTTATCTTCACTTCTGACGCCAAGACAACATCCGGCAATGGTACCGCACAGGACATGCTCAAGTTTCAGTCTGCAAATAACTCAAATCCAGCCAATGAGTAATTAGTCCACTTTTCCCCTAAAAAGTGGAATTGATTATAGGCAAACTGCAATCGTTAACTGAACACTTAAATTTAAGTAAGGTTTAAAAGGACTTAACAAATGTCAGCTAAAAGCTTTTACAAAATTAGATCAAGCGTACAAAACAGCGCCGCTGAAATTTTAATCTACGGCCCTATCGGCAATAGCTGGTATGACGAAAGCGTCAGTGCAAAACAGTTTATTCAAGACATCAATGCGCTTGATGTTGAAAACATCACGATCCGTATCAACTCAATCGGCGGCAGCGTAGTGGACGGTATTGCGATTCATAACGCAATCAAGCGCCATAAGGCACAAGTAACCACGGTGAATGATGGCATTGCAGCAAGCATTGCCAGCCTGATCTTGATGGCAGGTGACACGGTAGAAATGGCCGAAAACGCTCAGATTATGATTCATGCCCCTTGGACGTATACAGACGGCAATGCGGCTCAGCTGCGTGACGTTGCAGATATGTTGGATAGCTGGGCTGAAGCCATGTCTAGCAGCTACGCACAAAAATCAGGTAAATCGAAAGAAGACGTTCTAGCGCTGTTGACCGATGGTAAAGATCATTGGTTTGGTGCTGAGGATTCACTTGCTGAAGGTTTCATTGACAGCATTACCGGTGGTTTGGCAATCGCGGCCTCTCTGGATCGTGATGCGTTGTCAGCGCAAGTAAAACAATTTTTTGCAGTAAAACAACCTGTGGCAGCCGCCACAATTATTAAGGAGACTCAAATGCCTCAAGCAGAACCAGTGGCGGCAGCAGCAGCACCAAATGCCCCAGTAAAATCAGAATCTGATATCCGTGCTGAAGCAGTAGCACAGGAATCAGAGCGCCGCAATTCAATTGCACAAGCGTTTTCAAAATTCACAGCAACACCTGGTGTGCCAGAGTTGTTGGCAACTTGCCAGACTGATGTGGCTTGCACAGTTCAAATGGCAAACGACAAATTGCTAGCTAAGCTTGGTGAGAACAGTGCCCCGGCAGCTGGTGGTTACGCGGTAGTGATTGAAGATGTGCGTGATAAAACACGCGCTGGTATCACTCAGGCTGTAATGGCCCGCGCTGGTTTGGTTAAAGCTGAGGGTAACAACCAATATCGCGGCTACACACTGTATGAAATGGCTCGCGCGTCTTTAGAGCAGTCCGGCTTCAAAACCAACGGTTTAGGCAAAATGGAACTGGTTGCAGCTGCGTTTACGCACAGCACGTCAGACTTTACTAATTTGCTGGCAAACATCGCTAACAAATCCATGATGAAGGGTTATGAAGAGGCTGAAGAAACATTCCAGCTTTGGACTAGCGTAGGAAATCTTCCAGACTTTAAATCAACAAAGCGTGTTGATTTGAACGCTTTCCCGTCTTTAGACAAAGTTGTTGAAGGTGCTGAGTATAAATACGCAACCGTGGGTGACCGTGGTGAAACTGTGCAATTGGCCACTTATGGCAAGTTATTCAGCATTACCCGTCAGGCCATCATCAATGATGATCTTGATGCGTTCACCAAGATTCCTCAACGTATGGGCCGCGCCGCGATCCGTACAGTGGGTGACCTGGTGTATGCAGTACTTACCGGCGCGCACAACATGTATGACGGTAAGACTCTCTTCCATGCTGACCATGCAAACATCGCTACAGCTGCAGCTTTAAGTACCGCAGCTGTTGATGCGCTGCGCGTAAAAATGGCATTGCAAAAAGATGGTAATGCAACCCTGAATATCCGTTTGGCTAACTTGATTGTGCCGGTTGCGCTTGAGGGCTTGGCTAAAACGGTGCGTGACTCTGAATTTGAGATCAGTGCTACTCGTGATGCAACAACGCCAAATAGCGTGCGCGGTACGTTTGAAGTTATCAGCGATGCGCGTTTGGATGCTGCAAGCTCTACAGCTTACTACGGTGCAGCTAATGCATCTGTCACTGACACAGTTGAAGTTCAATACCTGGATGGTAATGAAGCCCCAATGCTTGAGCAGCAAAATGGCTGGGGTGTTGATGGTGTTGATTTCAAGGTGCGTATGGATGCCGGTGTTAAAGCGCTGTCATGGAAAGCACTTGCTAAAAACGCAGGCGCTTAATCAGTAGTTTAGTTAAATAAGCCTGCTTAGCAGCGGGCTTATTTTAAACAGAATATTTTAGGAGAACATTATGACAACCAAAGCAATTCAACCTGGAAAGGTGATTGACTATACGGCCGGTGCAGATATCACCAGTGGCTCAGTTGTAAAAATTGGCCAGATTATTGGTATTGCACTTACTGATATTGCTAATGGTGCAACCGGTGCTGTGCAGATTGATGGCGTGTTTGAAGTGCCGAAAGTCACCGGTGCCGTATTTGCACAAGGTGAATCTTTAACCTGGGATGTATCAGCAGGCAAGTTTGATGACAACCTTGCAGTGCCTGCGTCTGGTGATATTACCGGCGCAGCCGCTGTTGCTTTCAAAGCTGGTGCAAATGGTGAAACAACTGCCTGGGTGAAATTTACAGGCGTACCAGGCACATTGACTGCTTAATGTTTGCCGCACTGAAAAGCCGGGTGAATGCAGCGGTAATGGCTAAGTTAGCTGATGCCGTTGCAACGATCGACGCCGTTGAAATAGATGTGATGTTCGATAACGAGTATGAAGTTGCGGATTCTGGTTTTTCTGGATTCGCAGCCTTCAGCCCGGCAATTCATTGTAGTGAATCTGATGTGAGTGCTGTACTTGTTGGTGCCGCTGTTTCTGTTGATGGTGCTGCTTACGAAGTCGCAGACATTCAACCTGATGGCGATGGCGGTATTACTTTGGTACTTAAAAAATAATGAATACCCGTGCTGAATCGATCACAGAGGCAATCAAGGTTTTACTGCAGGGATCACCTTCTCTGGCAAATGGTAATGTGTGGCGCTCAAGATTGCGGCCAATACCGGCAGGCTCAAGCCTGGCAATTGTAGTCAGGCAGGGCAGGGATCTGAGAATTAATGAGTCTACAACGATCGGTAATTACTCAAGGCAAGCCGTAGTCATGGTTGAAGTATATGCACGTGGAGATGTTCCAGATCAATTGGCGGATCCGCTTGTTAAATCTGTAGTTAGCCGCGTAATGACTGATACCAGCCTTGGAGGTTTGTGCGACGACATTCTGGTGGGTAATAAAGAGCTGGATTGGTCGGCTAGAGATACAGACCTGGTTGCGATCGATCTTGAATTTATTGTGAGTTACCAATTGCCAGTGGATGAACTGTAAAGGATTTTAGAAATGGTTAAAGACATAAAACAAATACCAGAACAAGAACAGGATCCGCAAGCTGGCGGTTCTTATATTCGCAATGAAGATGGCAGCCTGGTTAAAAACGAAGCTGACCCACAAAAAACAACGCCGGCAGAAGCTCCTGCAGCGCCAACATCAAAGGACTAGATCATGGCTAATCGTCTGATTCGTAAAACCGCAATCTTGCTCAAAAATGAAACTGTGTATGGCACTGATCCAGTACCAACCGGCTCAGCAAATGCCATGCTGGTTTCAAATTTAAGTATTAATCCTTTAAATGCTCAGAACGTTGATCGTGACCTGGTGAGAAATTACTTCGGTGCTAGTGAGCAATTGGTTGGTACCGGTTACGTTGAAATGGGTTTTGATGTAGAGATACAGGCCTCAGGTACTCTGGGTACGGCACCTGCATGGGGTCCCGCATTGCGCGCCTGTGGATTTGCTGAAGCGATCACCGCTGCTACCCGTGTTGACTATACGCTGGTAACTGATTCATTGGAGAGTACAGCGATATACTGGTATGACGACGGTGTATTGCATAAAGGCTTAGGCGGTCATGGTAGTGTTGAGATTGCTGCTGGAGTAGGTGAGCGCCCCGTATTTAAATTCAAATATCTCCTGCTTGATGGCGGTATCAGTGCGGTAGCTAATCCAGCGCTAACATTAAGTGCATGGAAGCAGCCAAAAGTAGTGAGCGATGCCAATACCGGCGACCTTACCTTTGGCGGTACTTATGCAGCTGGTGCGATCACGGGTGGTACTGCATGGCCTTCACGCGGTTTAAATTTAAATGTATCCAATGCTGTTAACTTCACGCCATTGCTTGGCGGTGAAACTATTGATATTACACAGCGCGAAATCACCGGATCTATGCAGCTTGATCTAACAGCCGCACAAGAAGTGGCGTTTATGGCTGCGGTAAAAGCGAACACGCTTGATAGTTTTAGTCTATTGCATGGTACTGCAGCTGGCTCCAAGGTGTTAATCCACGCGCCGTCATTCCAGATGATAAACCCAAGTAAGCAGGAAGTGAACGGTAAGCGCCTGATCGGCTATGACGTCCGTTGCGTTCCTGTTACCGGCAATGATGAACTTCGTATTGTGTGTATTTAACCCATGTTGAAAATTACTCCAAACCCTACATTTGTTACCACTGTTTTTTTGCATGTGGCAGGCGAAGCTGAACCCGCTGAAATCAAGGTAACTTTTAAGTACCTTGATCGAGAGCAGCTTAAGGAATGGCAAAAGAAACACGGCGGCAGACCCGTAAATGAAGCGCTGGAAGAGATCATTCAGGGCTGGGACGGTGTTGCATTTGATGATGGCAATGCTGCACTTTATTCAGCTGAAAACTTGAAAAAAGTACTGGTGGCTTATCACACAGCAGGTGATGACATTACGCAGGCATATTTTCGTGAAGTGCTGGGAGCGCGAAGAAAAAACTAGAGGCCGCCGCCAGATGGTGGGCAAACGGCGGCCAAGATGAACAGCAAGAAACAGTCGATGCTTTGAAAGCGTTCGGTCTGGCGCCTGAAATTGAAATTCAGGATCACTTTGAGTTGTGGGATATGAATCTGGAGGCGATGCAGGTATTTAGTGCCTGCAGCGACGACTGGAAGATGACACCGCAAGGCAAGTACAAATCAATCGATAAATTAGCATTAGGGGTTGTGATGGAGATGATGGAGGTAGCAAATCGAAAAGAAATGTTGACTGACATTATTGCTATGCAAAATGCTGCGTTAGGGGTGGTCAATAATGGCTGACCAACCAAAAATAATAATTAGCGCCGTTGATAATACCAGGGCTGCGTTTAGCTCTGTTAAGTCTGGACTTGGGCAGATTGAAGGGGTTGGATCAACACTAAATGGCGTTATAGGCAGGCTTGCGCCATTGCTTGGTGCAGCTACTTTTACCGCTTTTCTTAAAGGCGGCATTGATACTCTGGATATGCTGGGCGACCTAAGCGACCGCACCGGCGTGGCAGCCTCTACACTTTCCGGATTTCAACTCGTTGCAGCACAGTCTGATACTTCACTCGAGGCACTTGGAAAAGGCCTTAATAAGTTATCTATTTACATGGCGGAAAATGGCGAAGCTGCTGCCAAACTTGGCATTACTGCCAAAGATCCTGCTGAAGCATTTATACAGCTATCAAATGTAATTTCAAATATTGAAGATCCACAACAGCGTGCTGCGCTTGCTAACAAGGTATTAGGTAAAAGTTACCAGGAGCTTTTACCAGCTTTGTTGCAAGGTGGTGATGCTCTTAGAGCACAGATTGAACATGGTAAAGAATATTCTGGGGTAACTGAAGAGAGCGTTATCCAGGCTCAAGCTTTGAATGACCAGTTCGATGCATTAAAGGTAGCTGCTGGTGGATTTGGAACTAAATTGGCAGCGGATGTATTGCCATTGCTTAATGAAATAACTAAGGCAATGAGTGAAGCCTATAAAGAAGGCGGTTTGATGAAGTCATTCTTTATGGGGATTGGGACGATAGGTAAAAATGTTCTTTTTGGCAGCGATTATGAAGCAAAATTAAATCGAGCTACTAAAGCAATACCAAATGAAATTACTGAGTTAGCTACAAAGCTTAGAAATGATATCAATGGCTCTGCACCTCTTAGTTTTATTGATCGTAAAAAAATAGAGCTTGATATCCAGTATTTGGCAAAAGAAGCTAATAACCTAAAAAAAGAACTTGGTATTGATCAGCCTAAGCTTAGTCAAGATAGTAAAGGAAAGAATGATACGGTTGAATCAATCATCAATCCTGATACTAGATCTTCAAAAAAATCATTAGATAATCCATACGCTAAAGAATACGCACAAGATGTTGCCAGTCTGATGCAGTCATTTCAGCAGCTGGAAGCTCCGGCTCAGTCTGTTTCGGAAAAACTTCAAGATCAACTTGATGCTTACACTGCATTGGATGCAGGTGTTAAGACATACCTGCAAGGAATTATCGATCA